AGGCAGGGTTGAGCGGCTGCGAAACGCTCCCCTGCCGATCAACCATATCACCTCAAAACAAAGACGTGCAAGCCAATTTCCAGATGGATTGGACAACCGTCCTTTTTCCACGGATTGCAAAATCCAAAGAAAATCACGGCAAGCCACTGATTTAGAATGAATAAATCGAAAGTGGACAGATGGACACCAAAAAAGCGGCATGCCCGGTTTTACATGCATGTGCGTGCGCGTGTGCGCGCGTGTGTGCGCGCCCGCGTAAACGCGCCGCACCCCTTATGCATCACGTCCATCTGTCCTTATCTATCTATATTTTAAAGTAAGTATAAGTAAAGTAAGGGGTTTTTATCTTGAAAAACATGGACGAACCCCATGGACAGACATGGACAGCGCCTGAGCGGCCCGTCCAGTGCGCACAAATCGCTTGACCACAACAAAACCTGTTGCCATGATGCCAGCGAACAACCAAGGGAGACGACATGACCACCCGCGCATCAATCCTCGACGCAGCCAAAGCCGCTGTGACGCAAGACCGCCAAGCCACGCACGGCAACCCGGAAGACACCTTCGGCATGATCGCCGCCTACTGGTCGGCGCATCTGGATCGGCACGTCAGCGCCAATGACGTGGCCGTGATGATGACGCTGTTCAAGCTGGCCCGGATCAAGGGCAACCCAACGCACGCAGACAGCTACATCGACGCGGCGGGCTATATCGCTTGTGGCGCGGAGGTATCCCATGACTGATCAAGCCCCCATGCAAGCCATCCTGCCGCGCGCATTCGCCTTCACGGGGCGGGGCGTTCCAAGCCACATCTGGGACCGATTTCAGGTAAGCCTCGCCGAGCAGATGGCCGCTGACCGCGCACGAGAACGGCGGATCCTTTCCGCCATGCCAAGCTGGCGCGCAAATCCGCAAAGCCCCAAGCTGGAAACGCATGACCTGCCACAGCAGGCGAAAACCATTGACCCGGACGATGACCTGATCTTTGAGATGTCCAAGCTGTGCGAGCCTTGGACCGCAGCCCGCATCCGGGAGCACCTCAAGTCAGGCCACGACCGCGCAAGATCCACAATCGAAAGGCTGGTCAAGCTGGGCCGGATCACCAAGATCAAAGCGGGGCGCGGGAATTTCTATCGGGCGGTGAAGCCATGAAAACCATCACCATCCACCGCGCCACGCAAAACAGCGGCGCTGACAGCCATCAGCGCCCCATGGCGATCACCCTGCCAGCCATCCCCGGCGTCACCATCACCGCAGACCGCAGCGAGACAGCGCCGCGTTCCGTGCCAGTGCGGAGCGCAGAGGATTGGGTCAAGGCGGATCGGATGCTGAATTGGGTTGGGAGGATGCGGCTGTGAGTGCCCGTAGCAGCGCCGCAGAGGCCCTGTGCAACGCCGCTGTGGGTTTTGCCGTGTCATGGACGCTGACCGTGCTTGCGCTAGGTTACAGCCCCGCAAATGGGCTTGCTGTCACAGCCATGTTCTTCGTCGCCAGCTTTGCGCGGGCGTTCATCATCAGGGAGGCGTTTCGGAAATGGGGATATTGAAGGAAGAAAGGATTGGCGGTCAAAGGATGATCTTGGGGGGATAGTGTTTCGATAATGGCCGAACTTGATCTGGTCGACGCAATCATCACTGACCCGCCATATTCAGAGCGGACGCATAAGGGGCATGATGCGGGCGCATGCGGGGGCCGAGACAAGGCGAAGCGGGCAGCCTTGGGGTATCAGGCTCTGTCAGAGGTTGCAGCGAAAGACTTGGCGGCGAGATTTGCAGGAATGTGCAGTGGGTGGACCGTCTGGATGACTGACCATACTTTGGCCCCGACAATCATGCAGGCGCTTGAAAAGCAAGGGAGGTATGTATTCGCGCCTTTGCCGTTCTATCAACCGGGGCGCAGTGTCAGACTTTCGGGTGATGGCCCCTGTAGCTGGACCGATTGGATCGTGGTATCCAGAACCGCAGCCCAAATGCGCTGGGGAACGCTTCGCGGCGGATACATTGCTGGTGAAGGATGGAATGACAAGCAGCGCATGGGCGGAAAGCCGTTGCCGCTGATGCTGCAAATTGTTGAAGACTACACGCGACACGGGCAAACCGTCTTAGATCCGTTTCTTGGCGGGGGAACGACCGCGCTCGCGTGTTACAAGCTGGGCAGGAAGTGCATCGGCATTGAGATCGACCCAGAGGCATTTGAGCGCGCCTGCCGCCGTGTTGACGAGGCCGCCCGCCAACCTGACATGTTCGTAAAGCAGCCAGACCCCAAGGCCGAGCAGCTATCCATGCTTGACCCCTCCCCCGCCCCGCGCTAACATCACCAAGCGCGCCGCACCCCTCACGGGGAACGCTGGACCTCCCCCGGCAGCGGCGCGTTTTCCCAAGGCTTTGACTTTTGCGATGTTACAGGATAACATTTCCTAATGATGGAAAAGCCACACGGAAAACGCGGAAACCCAAACCCGTCCCCCGCCACCCGCTTCAATGCAGGTGAACGGGCAAACCCTGCTGGCAAAACTTCTGAGCAAAAGCGGCTTGAAATGCAGAACGCGGAAGCGGCTATGCGCATTCGTGAACGCATCCTTCGCGCCGCCGAGGCAAGGCTTGTCGAATGCAGCACAGAGCAGGTGCTTGCAGAGTTTGTCGAGGCCGCAATGCTAAAGCTTCTCAAGGATAGCGAAGATCGTGGGCTAGGGTCTCCCGTGCAGGCCATCACAAACCCGGACGGCACCCTTGCGCCGCGCGAGCATAGCGCCGCCATCATCGCCGCATTGGATCGAAAGCACCGTGACGCCGAATGAAATCGCGGACATCCAAACCGATCTTCTGAAATTCTCGCGCCACATGTTCCGCGCCCGCCGTGGCGTGGACATGAAAGAGGCCCCATTCCATGCTGCCATCTGCGCAGCCCTAGAGCGCGTGGTGACCGGCAAAACCAAGCGGCTGATCATCAACATCCCCCCGCGATCCGGCAAGACAGAAATCGCCGTCAAGAGCTTCATGGCGTGGTGCATGGGCATCGCGCCGGATAGCGAATTCATTCACGCCAGCTACTCCAAAGATCTTGCCACGTCTAACACATGGGAGACGCGGGCAATCATGCAGCATGAGGCTTATGCCGCCATTTTTGGCGCGCCACGGCTGAGGAATGACAGCAACGCCAAGGATCACTTTCGCACCGAATATGGCGGCGTTGTCTACTCCACGGGGGCGGACGGCACCATCACGGGCTTCGGCGCGGGCAAGATGCGAGACGGCTTTGGCGGCGCGATCATCATTGACGACCCGCACAAGGCGGGCGAGGCCAATAGCAAGACCATGCGGGAAAAGGTTTTGTCGTGGTTTCAAGTCACGATGGAAAGCCGGAAAAACACGGTTGACACGCCGATCATCGTCATCATGCAGCGCTTGCACGAAGAAGACCTTGCGGGCTGGCTCTTGGCCGGAGGCAATGGCGAAAAATGGGATCATGTCTGCATTCCGGCTGTGACAGAAGGCGGCGCGTCATTCTGGCCTGAGCAATTCCCGCTCGATGATTTGGAGCGCAAGCGGCTGGCCAATAGCTACGTTTTCGCCGGTCAGTATATGCAGCGCCCCGCCCCGGTCGGCGGCGGCTTGTTCAAGGATAGCTGGTGGCAATACTACACCGCGCCGCCCGTGCTGGACTATCGCGCGATCTACGCCGACACCGCGCAAAAGACCGGGCAGAGCAACGACTACAGCGTGTTTGAGTGCTGGGGGCGCACCAAGTCGGGGCAGGCCGTGCTGCTGGACCTGATTAGGGGCAAGTGGGAAGCGCCCGAATTGCTGGTGCAGGCGCGCGCGTTCTGGGCCAAGCACCGAGAAGGCGCGGCACCATTGCGGGCAATGAAGGTGGAGGACAAGGTAAGCGGCACCGGGCTAATCCAGACCCTCAAGCGCGAGGGCGTTCCGGTGCTGCCAATCCAGCGCGACCGGGACAAGGTGACGCGCGCCTATGATGCCGCACCGCTGGTCGAAAGTGGCAACGTGCTGCTGCCCCGAGATGCGCATTGGCTGTCAGACTTTCTGGCCGAAGCGTCAGTCTTTCCCAATGGCGCGCATGATGATATGGTGGACCCAATGATGGACGCGGTGACGGATATGCTGCAAAGCCAAACCTACAGCCTGACAGGGGTTTTCTGATGAAGCTATTTGACGGGCTGGTAAACTTGGTTTCCGGCATGGGGACCGCCCGCGACAAGGGTGGGCAGGCGCGTTATGCCATCCCCGCCATGTCGGACTTCGACATGCTTTCGGCATACAAGTCTTCGGCGCTGATCCGGCGCGCGGTGGACTTGCCAGCGGAAGACGCCACCCGAGAATGGCGGGACTGGCAAGCCGACGCTGACCAGATCAGCAAAATCGAGGCCGAGGAAAAGCGGCTGAACATCCAAGGCAAAGTGCAGGACGCCATGCGGCTAGCGCGCTTGTTCGGGGGCGCTGCGCTTCTGATCGGCAACGGGGACCAAGACCCTGCAAAGCCGCTTGACCCGTCCACCATGCGGCAAGGCGGGTTGAAATACGTCACCCTGCTCAATACGCTTGACCTCGCGGCAGGGGTGGAAGGGCAAGACCCGACCCGAGACGATTACGGAAGACCGACATACTGGACCATGCGCGGCGGCCAGCAAATCCACCCGTCACGGTTGGCGGTTTTCTCTGGCATGCCTCCCATGACCGCTTATGGCATGGATCAGCACCCCGGCTGGGGCGATAGCGTTCTCTTGGGTATGCTGCAAAGCCTGACCCGCGTGGATGAGGGCGCGGGCAACGTCCTGTCTCTGCTGTATGAGGCCAAGGTGGACGTGTTCAAGATCCCCGGCTTGATGCAGAACCTCGCCAGCCGGGGCAGCGAATACAGCAATGAGATCATCAAGCGCCTAACCTTGGCCGCGACTGGCAAGGGTATCAGCGGCGCGCTGGTGATGGACGCAGACGAGCAATACGAGCAGAAGAGCGCATCATTCAGCGGCTTGCCTGACGTGATGGACCGATTTGCGCAGCTTGCCAGCGCATCGGCTGGCGTGCCGATGACACTGCTTTTCGGCATGTCGCCGGGTGGGCTGAACGCCACGGGCGAGGCGGACATTCGCGCCTATTATGACCGGGTGCGGGTGGTGCAATCGCTGCGCATGACGCCCGCCATGCGGGTGCTTGACGAATGCATCGTGAGATCCGCGCTTGGGGAGTATCCGCCCGAGCTGCATTACACATGGCGCAGCTTGTGGCAGCCGACCGCCAAGGATCGGGCAGAGGTTGGCGACAAGATGATGACCGCGCTTGAAAGGCTGAACAATATGGACGTGGTTCCGCGCGAGGCGATTGGGCAGGCGGCTGTGAACGGCTTGACCGAAAGCGGCGCTTTCCCAGGACTGGAGGCGGCTGTCAGCGATTTCTATGCCGCAACGCCGGGGGATGACGAAGGCGACACAGGCACATTGCCCCCTGACTTGTGATGTGATAACATTACGCGCAAGGATGGTGCCTGACATGCAAAAGTTTACCGACCGCGCGACTATGGGCAGGCCCCGCAAGACGGCTGACGGCTATCTTGTGGGTGAAGTCCGTTGCGCCCGCACGGGTTGCCAGCAATACCGCGCCTCGGAGTTGGGCTTGATCGGCGACGGCATCGTGACCGTGTATCGCCCCGAAAGCGCCGTGTTCTCGCGTGACAGTCTGGCAACCTATGCCGGAAAGCCCGTCACACTCAATCATCCGCCCCAGATGGTCACTGCCGACAACTGGAAGACCTACGCCATCGGCGATGTTGGCACGGAAATTGTGCGGGACGGGGAGTTTGTTTCGGTCCCTTACAAGATCATGGATGCAGCCGCCATTTCCGCGATTGAAGCCGGAACGCGCGAGGTGTCGATGGGATACACCACGCCGCTGGAAATGGTGGATGGTGTTGCGCCTGACGGAACCCCGTATCAGGCGGTGCAGACCGGGCCAATCGTTATCAATCACCTCGCCATCGTGCCGCAAGCGCGCGGCGGATCAGACCTTCGCATCGGTGACGCTGCGGATAACTGGGGCGCAAGCCCTATCACCATTGCAGACAACAAAGGAGGCATTATGGCCGACAATCTGCGCAAGATCATGGTGGACGGCTTGCAGGTCGAAGTGACCGACGCCGCCGCCGTAGCAATCACCAAGCTGCAAGCGACCATCGCTGACATGGACATGAAGGCCAAGACCGCCAAGGAAAAGGCCGACGAGGAAATGGCCGCGAAGGAAAAGGAACTCGCTGCCAAGGATGCCAAAATCCTTGATCTGGAGAAAAGCCAGCTGACCGACGCCGCCCTTGATGCCCGTGTCGCCGCTCGCGCCGATCTGATCGGCAAGGCCAAGGCCATCGCCAAGGACGTGGCAACCGCTGGCCTCTCTGACGCCGCCATCCGCAAGGCTGTGGTCGCCGCAAAGCTGGGCGATGCCGCCATTGCTGGCAAGACGGATGCCTATATCGACGCCCGTTTTGACATTCTCGCCGAAACCATTGCCGACGCTGACCCGCTGGCAAAGATGAAAGACGCAGCCCCCGTCAAGGTGGTCGCATTGGATGCAATCTATTCCGCGCGTGACGCCGATCTGGCAAACGCTTGGAAGGCAAAGAAGGGGGCCTGACCTATGCCTGTTCAAGACTTCATCGGCACCTACACGGGCCAAACCCGCCTTGGCTATCCCGGCATGATCGCCGAAAGCCAGATGATCAAGGACGTTGCATCAAAGGCCGTCACCACGGCTGCGGTGGCGTTCGGTCTGGCTGTGGGTCGCGGCGCAACTGATGGCACTGTGCGCCTTGGCGGCACGGGCTTTGAGGGCATCACCGTTGCGGACAAGACCCGCGCCGCTGACCAATATGTGGTCGGCGAAATGGCTGGCGTGCTGCGCAAGGGCACGATTTGGGTGACGGCATCCACCAACGTTGCGCCGTCCGACCCCGTGACCTTCACGGCGGCAACGGGCGTGATCGGCGCTGGCTTGGCCACCACGATTGCCGGGGCCAAGTTTGAAACCACGGCGACGGCGGGCAACCTCGTCCGCGTCTATCTGGGCTAAGGGGGCCTGACACAAATGGTTGACTTTCTCGACAATCAGGCCGCGCTGAACTTCGTCGTTTCGCAGCGGTCGCATATCGAGGCGGAGGTGCTGAAACGCCCTTATCCCGCCATCCGGTATGCCGAACTGATCCCGGTGGACACGCAGGCAAACCCGTTTGCGCTGTCTGTGACCCACTTCACGCAGGACGCTGTGGGTCGCGCCAAATTCGTCAACGGCAAGGGCGATGATATCCCTCTGGTGAACATCAAGGGGACCAAGTTTGAGCAGACCGTGAACATGGCGGGCGTGGGCTATTCGTTCTCGCTGGAAGAGATTGGCGCGGCTCAGATGATGGGCCAGAACCTTTCGACCGATGGCGCAGACGCCGCTCGCCTTGCTTACGAGCAGTTTGTGGACGAGGTGGCTTTCGCTGGTGACGCCACCTTGGGCATTGAAGGCTTCTTCAACATGACGGGCGTCACGTCCGCCGCTGCTGGAGCCACCTTTGCCGCTTCGACGCCGGACGCCATCCTTGGCATCATCAACACCGCCTTGAACGCCATCTATTCTGGCACTCTTGGCATCGAGATGGCCGATACCATCATTCTGCCGCTGGCTGAGTATGGCCGTCTGGCATCGACCCGCCTTGGCGATACGAATGTGACCATTCTGGAATACATCCGCACCGCCAACGTCTACACCACGCAGACGGGCCAGCCGCTGACCATCGTGGGTGATCGCCGCCTGACCACGCGCATGGTGGTCTACCGCCGTGACCCGTCTGTGGTGAAGATGCACATGCCGATGCCGCTGCGGTTCATTCCGCCGCAGTTTGTGAACCTTGAGGTGAAGGTTCTGGGCATGTTCCGGTTTGCGCCTGTGAACATCCGCCGCCCCGGCGCGGTGCGATATGTGACCGGGATCGCCGTCTGATGGCGCGCTATGACAACGTTTCGGGCGGGACGCTTGTTCTGCCCGATGGCACCGAGATCCTGAACGGCGAGAGCGGTGAGGTTTCTGCGGATGACCTGAAAAACGCGGGCGTTGCTGAATGGCTCGAAGAGGGGCGGCTTGTCCCCGTGAAAGCCAAGGGCAAGGCTGATAAGGCGGAATAAACCAAAAGGCGGGGCTGTAGCGGCCCCGCTTCATCACACAGGAGGCGATGATGGCCGCTAACCCGAACCAGACCAACCTTTTCACGGCTTGGGATATCCTGCCTGTCACGCCGTCCGACACGGTTGATTTGGCGGTGAACGCCCGCGCCCTTCGCGCCGCTGTGGCTGGCACCATCCGCATCACCACGCTTTCCGGCGCTGTGCGGGATACGCGCATTGGTGAAGACGTGCCGCTGACTGTAGGCGCAATCCGCGTGCACGCCACGGGAACAACGGCGACCGGGATTGAGGCGCTGATCTAATGGCGCTGATCATCGAAAACGGCACAGGCGTTCCGGGGGCGCAGTCGTTTGAGACGGCGGCGGAGTGCCAAGCGTTTGCGCTGGCATTCTTTGGGTCAAATCTGCCCGGCAGCACAGCCGAGAAAGAGGCGACCCTCTGGCGCACATTCGTTTTCATGTCAGGCTTGCGCTGGAAGCCTGATGTGTGGCCCACATTCGGCGGGGCCATCCCGGCCAACGTCAAGCATGCGCAATCCGTCTTTGCGCGGGTCGAGCACATGAAGCCGGGCGCGCTTGCCCCCACTGTAACGCTCGGGCAGGCCAAGGTGCTGACCAAGGTCGGCCAGATAGGATGGTCACCCCTGAAAGCCGATGTGACCGTAGAGGATTTGAAGCCTGTCGTTTCGCAGGCCTATGACTTCATCCGCGAATGGCTGGAATATGACCCGTCGCGCGATGGCACGTCCGGCATTACTGGCATCATGGTGGTGTAATGGAAGACTGGAGCGCCATTGCCGCCGAGGTTGCCGCCGCGATTGGCGATGTGGGTTTTGAGGTCACGCTTCGCAAGAAGACGGCGGGGCCTTCAACACCATGGGACACGACGCCCGTGGAAACCGATGATACGGCCATGATGTGCATTGATGACCGCTACCGTGTGCGGGACGCGCAGGGCAATCTGTTGCAGCAATCCATGCGCACGCTGACTGTGGCGGTGGGTGACGCCATCCCCGCAAAGGCCGATCGGGTGCTTGTTCGCGGCGCATGGCATGAGATTGCAGAGGTGCGCCCGCTTGCGCCGGGCGGGGTTGATCTGCTTTATGACGTGGACCTGATGGGGGCGCGGTAATGGCCCGCCCGACGCGCAATCAGAAGCAGCGTGTGATTGACCTGATCGCGCAATTCAGCCCGCGCATTCGGGATGCGTTCCTTGCCGCCATCCAAGCGCAGGCCAGCAGCATCAACATCACGGCGCTGATACAGGCGCTAGAGGGTGGCGATACCTTTGGCGCGGCGCGGTTGCTGGAAATGCCGCAAGCCTTGCTGTTCCCGCTGCAAGAGGAGATCCGGGCCGCGATGATGGCAGGCGGTGCGCTGGCCGAATTGCCGCGCGTGGTGCAGGGCGTCTTCGCGTTCAATGGCAGGCATCCTAGGGCTGAGGAGATCGTGCGGACGCTTGGCGCGGAATTGGTGCAGGGCATCGGTGATAATCTGGAAGCCGTGCAAGGCGTCATTGCGCAGGGCATGGAAGAGAACCGGGGCTTCCGGTCAATCGCGCTGGATATCGTGGGCAGGCGGGGGCCGAATGGCACGCGGGAAGGGGGCATTCTGGGGCTGACGACGCAGCAGACTGACGCGGTGATGAACGCCCGCGCCATCCTGTCAAACCCTGATCGGCTGGCCGAGTATTTCAATGCGGACGGATCGCCGCGCTATAAACTGTCAGATCGGCGCTTTGACCCTCTGGTGCGCAAGGCCATCGCGGGCAAGGTGAAGCTGACCCAAGGCGATATTGACCGGATCATCGCGGCGCACAAGTCCAAGGCGTTGAAGTATCGCGGCGACCAGATCGGCAAGGAGGAAAGCCGTTCCGCCATCGCGCAAGGCCAGTATGAGGCGTATCAGCAGATGGCCGAAGACCCGCGCATTGATCGGGTCGAACTGACGTGGAGCCATGGCTTGAGCCGTGAGCCGCGCCTGTCGCATGTGCAGATGAACGGCGTTAAGGTGCGCTTGGGCGAGCGGTTTCAGGTGCCAGCGGATGGCACGTTGCCGGGCGTTGCGATGCTGTATCCGCATGATCCTGATGCGCCTGCGGAGCACACCTTGAACTGCCGCTGCGTGGCGATTTACCGGGCGGTGCCCGCTATTAGGGATTGAGCCATGGGACGCTTCGCCGCCGATGTAAGCCAGCTTGTCAAGAAGACAGAGGACCGCCTGCGCTATGTGGCGCTGCAATCCATCCAAGACGTGATGGAGGCGGCGCAACAGCCGCAACTTGGTATCACCAAAGGCGCGACCAGCTTTGTTGAGGGTAAGATCCCCGTGGCTGAGGGGGAACTGCGGGGAAGCCTGAAAGCCGAATTGCTGGGCGGCGGGTCGGCGCTTGGCCCTGATAGCTTCGCCGTGGCATTGTCCGGCTATGAGGTCGGGGACACAATGCGGTTTACGTGGACGGCCAAGCACGCCCTGCCGATGGAATTGGGTTTCAGGGCGCGTAACGGCAGGCAGGTTCCGGGCCGCTTCTTTGTCACCCGCAACGCAGAGCGGTTTCAATCCTTTGTCGCCGCAAGAGTAGCCGAGGCCAACGCGCTATGAATGAGAACGATATCGCCATGACCATGCAGCAGCGGTTGGCAGACGCCAATATCGCCACGGTCGTCTATGAAAACCAAGACGCAAACCCGGAGCGGCCATTCCTGTTCGTGCAGCATGTCCCGGTGGAGCGGGTGGATAACACGCTGGCAGGCGGGCAGTTGATCAGCCGAGGCTTCATGGCGGTTACGGCTGTGATCGAGGAGGGCGCATTCGCAAGCGCGGCGCAAGAAATGCTGGACGAAGTGTCCGACCTGTTCCCCAAGGGGCTGCGCCTGACCATCACGGGCGGCGTTATCACCATCCCGCGCCCTGTGTCGATGCTGGCTGGCTTTCAGGACGTGGCGGATTATCGACGGGTGGCACAGGTGTTTTACGACGCTAGCGCGACATGATGCGCTGTGATAACATAACGCAAATTCAATTCATGCCGGAAAGGGCGAGACATGAGCATCAATGATATCGGCACCACGCTTGCCATTGCAACCGGGCTTCCGGCAACCTTTGACGAGACTGGCTATGAGGCGCTGACTTGGGTGGTGATCGGCGGCCTTGTGTCGATCGGCGAAGTCGGCGACGATCACGAAACCATCAGCATCCCTGACCTGACGGCGGGGCGCATTCGCACCATCAAGGGCGCAGCAACCGGGACTACCATTCAGGTTTCGCTGTTCGAGGTGCCATCTGACGCGGGGCAGGCTGCGGCAGAACTGGCCGCAAAAGGGCCGGGCGGTGAGTATTCGTTCCGTGTCTCTGATGTTGCAGGCGCTGACCAGTATTTCAGCGGTGTTGCCATGTCGTGGAAGCGCACGGAGCGCAGCACGGGCAGCTATGCCGGGTATACCTTCTCTGTCACCACGAACTACGCCACGGTTTCCGGCACCTAAAAGCGCCGGATCGGGGGCGCGGTTTGATGGCTCGGCTGCGCCCCCAAACGAATTGAGCCATAGGAGCCACACATGGACCTTTCTAAGCTGAACCGCCGCGACATGGCCGAAGTCGCGCAATTCCTGCACTTCAAGGACCCCGAGACGGGCAAGCCCATGATGGATGGCGAGACCAAGATCGGGGCGATGATCAAGGGCTTTCACGCCCGTTCTGTGCAGGCTGTGGCGGCGGAAAAGGCAAGGGCCGCGCTGATCACCCACACGTCAAGCCAGAAGGCGCTTGAGGACTTCCAAGCGGATCTTGTGGAAAGCGCCGTCATGCTGACCACGGAAATCATCGGGGTCGAGATTGACGGCCAGCCTATCACGCACAAGGACTTTGCGCGGTTCTATGATTGCACGTTCTTCGATTTGGACGTGCACACCGGGCGGCGCACCAAGAAGCCCGGATCATTCGCGCAGCAAGCCACCGCCTTTGCGAATGAGGCGTCACGTTTTTTGACAAGCGCCTGAGTGATCTGGTCATTCAGGCTGCACAATGGGGATACCTGCACACGGTCCCCGAGGGCTACAAGAAGACCCGGCAGCAAATGCTTGGCGCGCCACGGGGCATAGACCCGGAGATGGCGGGCGGTTACTTGATGCAGGCGCTTTGGGATGTGGGGCCTTGTTCGCCTGATGGCGGGCCGATTAGTTGGCAAGAGCTTGCCGCCTATGCTAGTATCAGCGAGAGCCTTTCTGAGCCTTGGGAATTGCGCGCGGTCATGAGAATGTCGAAAGCCTATGTGACCGAAAAGCAGGCGGGGAAAGACCCGCTGCGCATTCCGCCTGTGGATCGTGGGGGCGATAATGGTTGAAGTTGCAACGCTTGAACTAACGGCCCGCACGGATGGGCTAAACCGGGCTGAGGCCGCGCTGGAGGCGCTTGTCCCTGCGGCAAATCGTGCGGAAGATGCAACAGAAAAGCTAACAACCGCGACCGAGAGGGCCAATAAGGCGCAAGAGGAAGCGGCCAAAAAGACAGACCGAAATAGGCAAGGCCATGAGCAAATGCGGGCCGCGCTTGACCAATTGCGGGCGTCAATCGACCCTGTCTATGCATCGTCACGCCGATACGAAACCGCCCTTGAGCAAGTTAATGCTGCGGTAAGGGCTGGCGCAATCAGCCAAGGTCAAGCCAATGTAATATTGCAGCGCGCTGAGACTGCATTTCTTGGCGCGGGCAATCAGGCCGAGGCGATGGGCCGTCGCATTCGTGTGGCAGGCATCCAAGGCGGCACAGGCTTTCAGAACGTCGGCTTTCAGGTGCAGGACTTCGCCGTGCAAGTCGGCGCGGGAACAAGCGCAACGCAAGCCTTGGGCCAGCAGTTGCCGCAATTGCTTTCCGGGTTCGGCATGCTGGGCATCGCGCTTGGCACGGCGTCCGCAATCCTGATCCCGCTGGCGGGGTATTTCCTGAGCAACTCGGAAGGCGCGGAAACTTTCGCAGATGCATTGGACAGCGTGCGGGAAGCCTCTGACCAACTGTCCACCACTCTTGATATTGCCAATGCGCCGCTTGCGCAGCTTGTGGAGCAATTCGGGGTTGGTTCGGTTCGCGTGCGGGAAATGAGTGCCGCGCTGGCTGAATTGCAAATGCTTGAGGCGCTTGACGCTTTGGACGCGGCAACGTCTGCGGTCGGTGAGGGGCTAGAGGACCTTCGCGATTACACCGATGGGCTGGCCGATCTGTATAGCCAGATGGCGCAGGGCGGCTCGCGCGCGGCGGCTGATATTGAATTGCAGCAGCAGCGCATTCAGGAAGAATTCGGCATCAGCGCCGCCGAGGCCACGAAGATCATTTCCGCCATGGATGCGCTGGAAAACGCGCAAGGGCCGCAAGAGCAGGCCATTGCCGCGCGGTCGCTGGCCGACGCGCTGATGGGCGCACGCAACGAGGCGGGCCAGATCCCGCCACAGCTTCGCGGCACAGCGCGGGCGGCACTGGAAGCGGCGATTGAGGCCGAGAAGATCGCGGGGCCGCTGCAATCCGCCTTGGAAAGCGCGCAGGAGTTGGCGAATACGTCATTCGGCGGTGACTGGCTTGGCGCGGGCATCGCGGCGGCGCAGAACCTTGCCGGGTCGCTGTGGGATGCTGTGGCCGCTAAGGCCGCGCTGGCTGAGACTGACTTTGCCGCCATGGGGGATGATGAACGCGGATCGCAGCGTGGCGTGCGGCGCGATGTGGGCGGCCTTCGCAGTCAGGAGGCTGTGCGAGAGCGCATGCGTGCGGCGGCAACCGCTGGCCGTGGTGGTGGTGGAGGCGGCGGTGGGGGCGGTGATGGGTTCCAAGGGCGTTTGGAGAGCCTGCAACAGGAACTCATGTCGGAGCAGGAAATCCTTGATCAGTGGTATCAGGAAAGCCAAGCCATCCTGATGGATCGGCGGGCGATGGAATTGCTGGGCGAGGAGGAGCAAAAGGCAGCACTTCTGGCGCTGGAATACCAGTATCAAGAGGAGCTGCGCAGCATCAAGGAAGCCGAGGCCGATATGGTCAGGACGGCGGCGCAAGGCATGTATGGGGAACTCGGAAGCCTCTTGGGCATCTTTGCGCAGAAGTCCAAGGGCGCAGCTATTGCGGCGATTGCCTTGAACAAGGGCCTGCGGATTGGCGAGATCATCCAGAATACGGCGGCGGCGCAGGTTCGCGCGCTGGCCGAACTTGGCCCTATCGCCGGACCGCCCGCCGCTGCAAAGATCGGGCTGTTCGGCAAGGTTCAAGCTGGCATTGTCGCGGCAACCGGGCTGTTGCAAGCCGCCGGGGTTGGCGGTGGGGGCGGCGGTTCAATTGGCGGGGCCGCTGTAGGTTCACAGCCATCCGAGGCGCTTCCTGTGCAAGATCGGGTAATCCGTATCAACATCGAGGGCGACACGCTCTTTGCGGACGCGCTGCGCGGGTCAATCCGCACCATCGCGGAAGCCTTGGGCGATGAACGCGATATTGGGGGCTTTGTGGTGGCATGATCTATGATTTCGCGCTGACGCCCCGCCTGAATAGCCCCAACATCCTGTGGCAGAACATCTTGCTTGACGGCACGGTGACGGCGACACTGGAAGACAACGGGCTTGCGCTATCAGCGCTGACGCAATCCACGAATGACGCATGGGGCGCGAGTGCCGGGGCAACGCTGACAAGCGCCGGATCTGCTCGGACTGCCAACCTTGCAGGCTTTGCGGCGCACACACTTTCTGGGCGCACTGTCTATGTGGAGTATCTGGCGGGCGCGTCATGGGTCGCGGCGGCATCGCTGGCGGTCACATCGAACGCGCCTTTCATGCTGTCATTCCAGACCATTTCGGCGGCGTCTTGGCGTATTCGTGTGACGGGCGGGGCGTTCACGCTTGGGGTGGTTTTCCTTGGCCCTGCGCTGATGGTGCCGGGGGTCATTCAGGTGCCCCACACGCCGCTGCACATGTGCGAGACGGTCGAATTGATGGGCGGGAACCAAAGCCGCAACGGACAGTTTCTCTTGACCGAATATGAGGTCTTTGCGGGGCAAGCTTCGCTGTCGTTTGAGGTGCAGACGCCGCAATACGTTCTGGATGACTTCGAGGCTTTCCGGCAGTGGTTCAACCGTGGCAACACGTTCTTCATCGCGTGCTCTGGGCGGTATTGGCCGCGCGACATGGGATATTGCCGCCGCAATGGTCAGGAGATTGTGCCGCCATGGCGTGACGCGGTTTTTATGTCGCTGGACATGCAGGTAGAGGTGTATCGTGGCTGATCGGCAGCGCGTCCAGTGGGTCGAGATCGACATTCCCTATTGCAGCCGCGTGTGGGGTGTCGGTGCTTGTGACGCCGCGCTGTCGGTGCGGACGCCGCGCAAGTGCAGGCAGACTTATGCGACGTGCGGGGCTGTGGGCAAGGCTGCGTTTGACCCCGGCGTGAAAACGATGATCCTGACGCCATCGGTGTCTGGCCTGCCTGTGGGCGTGTGGCCTGTGCTGTCTGGCCGTATCAGGGAGACAGAGGCCACGGTGAACATCGCGGGCGCTGATCCGAACTTGTCGGCATTCGGGCGTCGCGGCACGGTTGACTTCACCTGCACAGACCCGCGTTCCAATGACCTGTGGTTTGACAAATACTATGCCGATCGGCTCAGCGGCGCGGCATCCTTGAGTGCGGTGGGCTATGATCCGGCTGAGGCTGGCACGCTGTTCACCAAGCTAAAGGCGTGGTGGCCGTATTACGCGGGCCGAGAGTGCCGCGTTAAGGATGGCTGGCTGGAAAACGGCGTCCTGACTGCCGAGGCAACGCGGCATTACATCCTGACCGATTTTGAGACGGACAAGCCGGGGAAGGCGCAATTCAAAGGCCGCGATATTCTGGACGTGGCGGGCAACAAGCGCGCGCTGTGCCCGAAGCCAAACCGGGGCAAGCTGGCTGTCGCCATCGGGCCGGAGGCGGGCGCTACGGCTGCGCTGACGCCTGCCACGGTGGGCGATGAATACGCGGCGTCTGGGCGCGCTGTGATCGGCTCTGAGATTGTGGCGTTCACGCGGTCTGGCGATGTGCTGACGTTCACCGCGCGCGGGCTTTCCGGCACCACGGCGGCAGGCCATTCGGCGCTGGCATCGGTGCAGCAAACAAAGCGATGGGATGGGATCCGGGCTGATGTGGTGGCCGAAGAGTTGCTGACTGACTTCGCACCCGTGCCGGACGCCAACATCCCTGTTTCGGAGTGGGCTGCGGAAATGGACCAAGGCGCGGCTGGCCTGTTCTTGACAACAGAACTCACCATCCCGACCGATGTTGACAAGCTGATGGCGGAACTGTCGCTTTTGGGCCTTTCGTTCTGGTGGGAGGCAAACGACCAAACGGTTGGCCTGAAAACCAACCGCCCAATCTTTGACGATGTGACGTGGGAGATCACCGACGCCGACATTGTGCGGGACGGCATCACCTTGAAGGCGCGCGATGATAAGCGCCTGACTGAGGTCCTATTTCAATCGGTGCAGATCGACCCGACGCGCGGCATAAACGATGACAACTTTCTGCGCTATGAATATGCGATTGATGGGGATGCCAAGGGTCCGAATGCCTATGCAGATGCGCGCTTGAAGGTGGAAAAGGTGCGGTGGATCAATAACGGCAATGATGCGCTTATGCGCATCTTGGCGCTGCGATACCTGAACCTTTTCAGCACGGCACCGCAGCATGTTTCGGTTCGCGTGCGGCGCGACAAATATGACGCTGTGCGCTTGACTGATGTGGCGTTTGTGTCTTCGCGGCAGATCACCGATCCCGATGGATTGCCCGAGCGTCAGGCGTTCCGCGTCATCAGCAAGGAGAACGTCGCGCCGGGAGTTGTGGAGTTGCTGTTGCAAAGGTATCTTCGCAATGGCAGGTATGCCCGCTTCTTGCGGGATGACGACCCAAACGATTACACGACCGCATCTGCAGAGGTGAAGGCGCGCGGCTTTTACTTCGTGAGCAAGTTTTCCCCTACGTTCCCCGATGGCTCGGGGCCGTATGTCTTTGCATGAGGTGAAAGATGCCTTGGTATACCCACCCGCCAAACTTTGCTGACCCGGAAACAGGGGCATTCGCCGAGGATTTCCAAGGGATTGTTGGGAATTTCCACGCTATGGCGGGTGGCGATATTGGTGCGCCGAAGATCAGCGGCCCCGCGCTGGGGTCGTTCTTGGGGTTTTTCTCGCTCACATCTTCGGGCCTGTCTGTTACTGGCCTTGGCCGCGTGAAGGTGGTTGAGTTTGACTTGTCCGGCTCGCAAGGCTTCCTTTCTGGAGCCAGAACATTGCGCGTCGCATTCTCAAACGATGGGGGCGCGACGTGGGGGGCGGATCAAAACATTTACGACTTTTCAACTGGGGCGAGCCTGACGCGCAGCGACTGGGCGCAGATGACCTTCGATTTGGAGGCAGGGGCATATTACGGCAGAGGTGTAAGGGTCCAAGACGCCAGCGGAACGCTTAGCCCATTGGTAACGTCAGGATCCGCATCCAGTCTAACAGTCCCGTCAAATTGCAACGCCATGCGGTTTTCGTGGAACACGGTCACCGTTACCACTGTCAGGATGGTTGGCCGATGCCTGCAAGGTGTGACGTGATGCAGGTTATTGATGCAAAAACTGGCGAGCAATGGTTCTTGATCGGGGGCCAGAAATACCAATCCGAGGCGGATGCGCTCGCCGCCGAACGCGCCATGATGCGGTGCAGCCCCATGCAGGGCATGCTTGCGCTTGGTGAAGCGCGGTGGGCTGCAATCCAAAGCTACCGCGACAATGAGGCAGCATGGGCGGAGCGCGTGATCATCGATAGGGCGGGTGACTGGCTACGCGGGTCGCAGAATATCCAATTCTTTGCGTATCTTCTTGGCATGGAAGACCATGAAGTTGACGCCTTGTTCCGCCTTGCTGCAAGCATTGAAGCCTAGCCTGCGCTGCATCGCTGTGATAACATAACAGAAACCCGGAGATACCCTATGCCCCTGCCGCTTCGCACTGTGACCTTTGACATCACGCGCTTTACCGGGGAGGAATTCGCCGAGGGTGACACGTTTGTCAGGATCACGCCGACCGCCAACACCACGGTAGACGGCATCATCGTTCCGGCGATCATGGAGCAACTTGCGCCCGACGAAGACGGGCAGGGGTCGTTTCAAGCGGTGCCGGGCGACTTGGGAACGCCTGAGTTTGATTACACCGCCGTATTCGTGCGCCGCCGTGACGGTGGCCTCTCGCCGTATCAGGAATTGAACCTTGGCCGCTTCCGCGTGCCAACCGGGACGGGGCCGTTTGAGTTGGCCGACCTGCTGGCCGATGGCGTGCCGCCCGCCGCCACAAGCTATTGGCGGGCGATCACGGAGGCGCAATACAACGAAGTCATTGCGGCTGTTGATCTGGTGGAAGCCGCGCGAGACGCCACGATTGACGCCGCTGCCCGCCTTTACGACGACACCGCCGCCATGCTTGCCGACGAAACCGCATGGCCGGACGGCACAGTGCTATCCGTGCGGGGGATCGGTGATTATGAGGTCGTGCCGTCAGAGCCGGATTTGTCCAACACTGAACTTGCGGCTCCTAAACTGTTGCGCAGCGTGTCGCCGCAGGCGGTTTTCCGGCCAGAGGCGTTTGAAGACGAGGCGTCACTTAGCGACTACGGGCTACAAAAAGCGCTATATGCGGCCATGCGTGCCTTTGACGATGACCGCCCAGCAACGGTCCTTCTGCCGTCGCGCGAGATTGTTTGCTCTGCCCCGCTTGATCCTATTGAGCGGCCTATCGCTATTCGCGGGCAGGGGTGGTCACAAAGTTTTCTGCGGCTTGTCGGTGACAATTTCTCACTTGAAGATGCGTTTATGCGTCCGCGCCATGTCGGGTTTGGCCCAGAAAACGCAAACGACTTCCCGCGATTTGGCAATGTGTCCTATGTTTCGCCCGCGACGAAGCGTTCAGGGCTGTCGCTGGAAGGCTTCCAGATCACTGGCGACCGGGCGCACGCACAATACGGCATTGTTTTTGAAGGCAACTGCGACAACGTGTCTGTGCGCGATGTGATGATCACATATCTGCGCGGAAACGGCATGAGGCTGGGCGGCACGGTGCCGGGGGATACGGTGCGCGGCAACGTGCGCGAAAGCCACTTTTCCAACGTCATGATCAGGCGGTGCGGCGACAGGACCGACAGCGTGGCATCGCTGCTTATCTACCGCGACCCACTGAATACGGGCGGACAGGCCGACGCCTGCAACATGAATGAGTTTGACCGTTGCCAAGTGGTGTATCCGCAAGGCCATGGCGTTCATATCTTTGCGCCAGATGGGGCTGGCGCGGGCGCTGTGCCGATCAATGCCATCAACTTCTCGGGCCTGATCCTTCACGACCAAATGGGCACCGACAGCCCGGACCTGACCACAAACGGCGATCTGTTCCGGGTTGAAGGCGATGTCGCGGGTGTGACGGGTTATATCCAGCCAGTGAAGCAGCAGGTCGCAGACCGCTATTGCGTCAACGTGCTGGAGAACGGCACCCGCCGCCCGCTCGGCGTGTCTTTGCGTCTAAAAATGCAGGACGTGGTTAACGGTGTGCGCATCGGCAACGTCCAGCAAGTCAAGCTCGAGATGGATCGCCCCTATGCCCGGCGCATTCTTGTCGATCATCAGGACACGAACGGCACGGCAGAGATCATCGTCAACAATGATGTGAACTTCTTGCAGGCAAATGCTGCGGTGGTTCTGAGCGGCACAACCCCTGTGACCGTGGATTTCAGCCAGTATGGCGCTGGGGAAATCAGTGCTTTCTTCCAAGGGGCGGCAACGGTTCGGGTGGCACTGGACGGGCGGCTGGGGGATCTGACCAACACGGCTGGCGTGTTTACCTTTACGCCTGATGCATCCTCCAGTCTGCGGTATCGGCCAGCGGCGGCGATATTCTCCAAGGTTTTGGTCCCCGCATCGCGCTACAACCGGGTGAGCGGGTCTTGGGCGGGCTTTGCGCGATCGCCCCAGCGCACCCGTAACCTCGATCTGTCTGACGCCATCTTGCCTTGGCGGCGGCGTTTCACAATGCGCGTCGATGATCTCGACACATCGAGCGGAAAAGGGGCGTGGTTCCACACGGACAACGCCTCTGGGCTTGTGACCTTTGGTGTCAATGACGGGACGACAGATACCGGCATCTTCTATGCTTTTCCCGACGACACAACCAAACGTCTGGTCATGCTGTCGGCCTTGCAAACCGGGCCGCTGTTCAATGATGCGGGAAAGTTGCGGATCGGCAACCGTCGCATATTCCTGAATGAAGCCAATAACGTGCTCATGTTCAAGGACTCCGAGCCTGCCTCGGCAACAGATGGCGTGGCGCTTCAGACCAATCGGAACGGAACAACAGCTGCGCGCCCATCATCGCCGCTTTTGGCCCAACAATATTTTGACACAACACTCGGAAAGCCAATCTGGTGGAACGGCGCTGCATGGGTCGATGCGACTGGCACAACTGTATAACCCGCACCACATGAGGGACTGACGTGGCACCTACCGAACTCTACCGCATCCGGCACGCTGAGATTTTCTCTGCGCTTGGGTGCTTGGTCATGGGCCTTTGGCTTATGCGCGATGTGGAAAGCATGGGGACGGTTGCCTATCATGACCTGCTAGAAATGGCGTCGGAAAAGTCATGGGGTGCGATCTTCCTCTTAAACGGCATCATTCACGCCCTGTCGCTATACATCAACGGTCACAGGTGGTGGACGCCATTTCTGCGCCTGTTCGCCTGCATCGGCTCTGTCGCGCTGTATGCGGCCTTCGTGATGGGCTTTGCGATGGCCAACCCCCACACCACGGCAATCCCGGCCTATTCGATCTGGGGCGTTCTTATGTCGGCATCCTGCGCATATCGTGCTTATGTGGACGCAATCACGGGCGCGAGAAGGATGTATCATGGAGTTGTCTGACGGCTTGGCTTGGGCGGCAACCTTCTTTGACAACGCAAGCAAGGCCGTCATCGCGGCTGGTGTGTTTGTGTCTGTGCTGTTGACCCGTGTCGCATTCAAAGCCCGCAAGGAGCCACCGCCACCCGGCACGCCCGATGCGCTTGTGTTGGCGCTGGGCGAATTGACCAAGGTCACGAAAGGCCAGTCTGGCAATTTCGAGCATAATATGCGACTGTTTGAGGACCTGAACCGAATGGTGAAAGACATGGCGGACGATGTGGAGGATGTCCGGCGCGCGGTTGATGCGGCGAGAGAGCACCTTGCGGCAATCCGTGATGGCGTGAACCGAGGGGGGAAGTGATGAACCGTGAAGCCTTCTTCGCCAAGATCCGAACCGCATTCGGCGGCACTCTTTCGCAGCCGCAGGTGGACGGCATGAATGCTTTGCTTGATGCGGGCAAAGACCTGCCGCTGCACCACATGGCAAACGTGCTGGCGCAGGTGAGGCGCGAGACGGGCGGCTACATGTCGCCGATCAAAGAAACGGTGATGCCGCACCACAAGAATAAAAACCCTTCGGACGCAGAAGTGATCCGGCGCTTGAATGTCGCGTATAAGGCGGGAAAACTGCCGTGGGTCAAAACGCCATACTGGCAGGGCGGTTGGTTCGGTCGCGGGCCAATCCAGATCACGCATGAGGCAAACTACGCCAAGTTTGGCCTGACCAAAGAAGGTGCGCTGGATCCGGCAAAGGGCGCAGCCGCAGCGGTGCGGGGAATGCGGGATGGCATGTTCACGGGGCGCAAGCTGTCGGATTACGATTTCCCGGCTGCGCTGGACAACCCGCCCAAGACGAACCCGCGCCGGATCGTTAACGGGCCGGACGGGTCCGACAAAGATGTTGCGGGCTTTCATCGGGAGTTTGCGGCGGCGTTGCAGGCTTCGGGGTGGTCTGCCGTCAAACAACCCCAAATCACAATCGGCAAGCCCGGCCCCGGCGGCAAGGCTGAGCCGCGCGTGTCGGTGCTTGCGATCATCTGGGCCGCGCTGGCCGCGTTCTTTTCGAGGGGGAAGTGATGGTCAAAAACTGGAAAATGGCGTGGCGCTGGCTATCGGTGCAGATTGCAGCGCTTCTGGCCGCTCTGCCTCTGGCGTGGGCGGCTCTGCCAGAGGACATGAAGGCGTATATCCCCGCAGAGTGGCAACCGTGGATCGTGTCCGGCATGGCGCTGGCGGTCATTGCAGGGCGGCTGAAAGATCAGGGGGGCGGAAATGCTTAGCATCATCCCCGCAGAGTGGCTGGCTGGCCTTGGGGCGCTGCTTGCGGCGTTCTTCGGCGTGTGGCTCGCGGGTCGACGCAGCGGCGCTGAGAAGGCGGAAAAACGGGGTTTGCGAGAGGAGGTCAAAAGCCATGAAGTCAGGAACGAAGTTGACAATCGCGTTGCTTCTGAGCGTGACGCTAAGCGCAAGCTGCACGATGACTGGGGGGTCTAGCTGCGCGGGCTGGGAGCCGCTGCGCCTTGACGCGGCATCTATCGATGGCCTGACAGACCGTGACGCGCGCGGCATTCTGGCGCATAATGAATTTGGCCGCGCACGGGGTTGCTGGTGAGGTCGCGCGGGCCTGTCTTTCGGCGCAGCTGGTGGCGCATTGCCAGATGGCGGCGCTTTTCTGATTTCATGGGGTGCGGCAAATGAGCATGGTGATCGGTATCGGCATTGGGCTGACAATGCAGCAGGGGAAGGCCGTTCCGCAAATCATTACCGGAACGGCCCCCGTTCTTGCGCCTCTGTTTGAGGAAGACACCCTCGGCGAGCGCGTCACTTGGGGCAGCTATTCCAGCAGCGCCGGGACAATCGTCACGCCGACAGTCCGCCAAATGAAGATCGGCGAAAGCGATTGGGCCGCATTCGATGGCGATGTGATGGCGGAAGAAAACGGCACCTATCGCGTGCGCGAGATTGTCACCGACAGCGAAGACAACACCCGCACGTTCAACAGCGCGGCGCAGGTCGCGCAAATCTTCGTCTCCGCGCCCACTTTCGTCAGTGTTCCAGACTTGTCAGGCTCTCCGGAAAACGGGGAATTGCTTACCGTCTCCTACACCGCAACCGGCAATCCGACGCCGACAGCGGCTTTCCGGTGGTTCAAGAACGGCGAAACCTTGTCTGGCGTCACCACATCAACATGGATGGCATCCGGATTGGTGGAAAACGATATCATCAAGGCGCAGGTGCAGCTGACCAACTCGGAAGGGTCTACGGCTTGGACCGATACCAACGAATTGGAAGTGACAGACGGCGCTGAAATCCCGCCATCCATCACCACGCCGATTGCGGATCAGTCGTTCACGCTGAACCAAGGCGGCGGCAGTGTCGCGGTGCCAATCAATATCGCGGGCGATGTGCTTGTCTATACCCTGCTTGATGCGCCTGCCGGGGCCACGATCAGCGGCGGCAACGTTAACATTCCGACTGGCACAGCAGGCGCTTGGAACATCGGCGTGCGGGCGCAAAACTCGCTTGGCAGCGTGACCGACACATTCCAAACACTGATCGGCGCGGCCATATACGGGACGCCCATTTCAATGGTGCAGCCCGTCGAAGGCGACACGCTGGCGGACGTGGTGACGCCGGGGAGCATGGCGACCAACGTTGGCACCTTGAATGCGGTGGTGCGAGAGCAGCGGATCAACGGCGGGTCATGGGCAACCTATGTGGGGTCAACCGCCCTGACACATCCAACCACCGTAGCCGTGCGCGAAAGCTGGTCGTCTTCGGTCGGCGCAACGCGGGTGGATACGACTGAGACATTCACGGTTGTGGGGGAGCCGCCAGCCCCGGTTTATCCTGTGCTGCGCGCGTCTCAGGACACCCTGATCAGCACCGCCAGCACGAGCCTTTCCATCACTATGCCGTCCGGTCGCGTGGCTGGTGACACGCTATTGTCGGAAATTGTCATAGATGGAACCCCAAGCCCCACGGTATCTGCTGGCTGGACGCTGGTGCGCCAAAACCAGGTCGGGGTAGCTTATATGCGGCTGCTCTACCGCCGCTACCCGGCAACGAACGACAGTTCGGACGCGCTGACTATCACCCTGACAGGCGCAGAAACACTGTCGGCAAAAACCCTTGCGTATCAAGGCGAAGTGTCTGTTGTCAGCGGTGCGCTTGGGTCGCTAAACAGCACCAACGCTCCCGCGCTTGACTTGGGAACATCAGCGCCCACGCTGTGGATCGACAGCATGTCTTTCGACGGTGGCAGCAGCCAGTCCGCCGATCCTCCAGCTGGTTACACGGCCGTTGGCGGCATCGTGAAAAGCGGGTCAGACACCTCGCACGCGGGCCTGATCTTCGCAACGCGCGAAACCACTGCGCAAAGCGAAGATGCAGACGTGTGGCAGAACGTCACCAACATGAACAATCGCGCAGTCGTCGTAACTGGCTTGAGGAACGCATAATGGCAGTCACAGGATCAAATCCAGTTCTGGGCGCGCTGGTGGCGGGGCAAAACATCCGCGACAGCCTCACGCTGGCAACAGACTTTGTGTCAAGCGGCGGGAACCTCCAGCCCGTTCTCGCGCAGATTAAGCGCGGCACTGGCCCTTGGAAGGATTTGCAGCAAACTGAGACGGCAGTTCTCGATCAGGCCGTGAAGGTGCGGCAAATCGCGTTTGATGGCGGCTTTGCTGGCGGGGCATTCGAGAGCGAAACTGTGACGCCAACAGCCGCAACATCGGCAACGCAAACCGCCGTATTCGGTGCGCAGACCATTGCAGGTCAAGGCGGGTTCAAGCCAGTGGACGCGGAAGGCAATGATCTGGACGTGATCAGTATCGTCTCAGGCGGTGCGACCACACCGCCCGCGCAAGTTGTCGATGGGCGGCTTTGCTTCAATGGCGTGGGCGCTCCTGACGGCGCAACGATCCGTGTGGCGCACGCGACGGGCGAGGTTGATATTCTGATCGACACCGTGTCGGGCAGATCGGTCCATACGCCAGCGCACATCAACTCCGCGCTTTTCACGCAGCGCACTGCCAGCAGCCCGCTGACGATATACCTTCGACCCGGCGCTTATGATGTGAATGCTGGGGGTGCTCAAACAGCTGGTATATTCCAAAGCAAGAACATGACTGCCGCAGCGGCCACTATCATCAGGGGCCACCCCGGACAGTCATCCCGGCCCTACTTCTACAAGCCAAACACATCTTACTCGTCTAACTGGTATAGCACCCGGCATCTAACTATTGAGGGGTGCGACTTCCGGTTTGTAAATAGAAGCCAAATGATCACCAGCGGGACAAATGGTTCGCAGGCAATAAGAACGCAGCACATTACTCTAAGAGATGTCGGCTTTATCGGCCCCGATATCCCGCTGGATGTTCTGCAAGATCCAACAAGATGGCCGACTGGGTATGCAGGTGTTTTGGCTGTTGGCCCCAATTTCGCCAAGGCCCACAACATCACGCTTGATAATGTCAGGTTCATAAATATCGAAAATGCGGGGGATTATTGCCCCGAAAACTTGGTATTGCGGAACGTGGTGACAATAAACGCATACGGGGACAACCTCCGCATTGCATCAAACGCCCCTCTTGCTTTGGGATACGACACGCCCTGCATCCTTGACGGCATCCGCGCACACGGCTTCTTTGGCATCAACAATGAAATGCAGGCTGGCGGATTTGGGTTGGCCCCGCATAACGACTTCATTCAAGTGATCGGTGGTGGCACCATTAGGTTCCTCGTCGTTAAGAATTGTGTCTTGGCTCGGGGCGAAAATCGCGGGATCACTGTGCAGTCATTGCAGCAGAATGCTTATATAGATCGCGCGACCTATCACGAAAACGTCCTTTTTAACCGGGACGCGCCTTGGGGCCGGAACGATGAAGGGGCCTATTACAACTTGATCAACCAGTGCACGATGGCGGCTGATAGTCTGAACGCGACCACGGCTGTGCGCTTTGGCGGAACAATCCAGTCCAGCAACGGGACAGTGACGCCGCGCCCCGCATATGGTGAGCAGCGTATCCGAAACTCCTACATTGCCAACTCCGGCGGGTCGAGCACCATTAGTATCGGGCTGAACAACGAGATTGACCCGGCCATCATCGTAAATGAGAACAGCCACTACCCATCAGGCACAGCGGCGAATACGCTGCTTCAAGGCCCGCCCGCCCCGATTAATCCTGACGCCGCCATGCTGGCAGCGCGCCCCATTCCGGGCAGCGTTATTGACATGAATGGTATCGGCGCGATTGGCCTTGACGGCGAGTTTCGCGGGACCGAAATCCCGCCCCTGCCGGGTCAAGCGCCAACGCTTTCCGCAGCTGCCGGGAACGTCACCATCACGCCATCGGCAAGCCTGCACTACGACACGCTACCGACCGTCTGGGAGTGGCGGCACCGCGATGGATCGGGCGCAACATGGTCAGGCTGGACGGAGGCCACAGGGGCCGGCGCGACGGGCGCAGGCTTGGCGCAATCCGGGCGGCAGTTCATGTATCGCTGGAAAAACGCGGCGGGCGTGGCTGGCGTGCCTTCCGTCGTGAGCGTGCTGCCGTAACGTTCGATGATCCTCTGTTGATTTTCGCAGGCGGTATGTTACTTTCAAGGCAGGCTCTGGACGCATCACCATCGCAGCCCGTTTGGGTGGAATTTGTGGGTGATGGATATTCAGCTCGGCTACCCCGGCCCCCGTCAGAAATGGCGGGGGCTTCCTTAATCCCACTCCACCAGCCCGATCCGAAACATGACGGACGTGCGCCCCTGCGCGCAGGCTTTGCGGATCTTGTCGTTCACGGTCGCGGTGGGAATACCATGCGCGCGGGCGAGGTCGGCTTGGCTTTCGTATGTCACGCCGCACCGAAAGCCGCCGTGTGCAGTTGCGGCCAAGCCCTGCGTTGTCCAGCGTTCCTGTCTCAGCCATGATGGATATGCACGTTTGCGGCACTCCCAGCGCTCTGGCCGCTGCGGATTGCGACGGGTAGATGATGCCGCGTATGGGGGTGGGAACGCGGGCGGTCATCACTACCCCCTTGCCAGCTTGGCGACGGTCGCGGGATCGGCGGCGCGGATTTCTGCGGCACACTGACCGGCGGCCCGTCGATGGTCGCGCGGAAAGTCCGCCGTGTTGCCCGCAATTCGGTCGCAACGCTTCGCCGCCCATTCCAGCGCCCGCCGAACAGCGGATTCAAGGTCGGCGGCGGTGAACATCACCGGCTGGTCCGTCGCTGTGTTCCAATGCGGGGCTTTCAGTGTGTTTTGCAAGACCGTTTGCAGGTTTTTGGCAAGCGTGTAATCATCCGGCGCGCTCATGGCTTTTCTCCAGCAAGGGCGCGGGCGTTTGGGTCCAAAGGGTCCAGACCCTTCTCGCGCCGCCATCCTTCAAAGCAATGGTCGCCGTCCAGCACCATCCGCATCGCCATGACGGCGACCTGCACGGCTTCCTTCTCCACGCGATCTGCGCTTTCCTCAAATGTGGC